CGGAGTCGGTGTAGGAGTAGGCGTTGGTGTTGGAGTCGGAGTTGGAGTCGGAGTCGGTGTAGGAGTAGGAGTAGGAGTCGGTGTTGAGCTACAAACTCCACTCGTATCTATATTAGAAGCTGTACCTAAATTAGTCATTCTAAATATACCTTGAGATATTCCGTACCCTTGGTTAGGCTCTCTTACGCCAAAATAGTTATCTCCTCCTTGGAATATTGTTGTTAATGCAGCATCTGTATAGAAGAATGTGCTATTAGCATATGTTGTGTTAAACGAGCTAGAAGAGCTATATAATGGCACTGTTGCAAACGGGCAAGTTGAGGGGCTGGTGGAGCTTCCAGTTCCAGACTCTATAAGCCATCTAAATGATGTTATAGGAGTAGGCGTTGGAGTCGGAGTAGGCGTCGGAGTAAATGTACATCCAGTGCACGCATCTGACCTACTTGTTATAGAATGACATAATTCAGCACTAGTTGACTCTCTGTAATCCCAAACTAAATACAAGAAACTACCCGCCGATGGCATTATGAAATCAGCAACAAATTGAGTTGGATTTGTTTGAGCAACTATAGGTGTAGCGTCAGTAGCGGCAGATAACAAAGCATTTATATCTGCTCCTGTATTATCGTAGAAAGTATTAGTTCTTAAATACTTTAATTTATTTTTATTTATATCAAATACAAAATTATCAATACTATCTTTTCTGCTGATAATAGAAACATTTGCAGCATTCCCAGGAATAAATCCTCCTCCTTGTAATCCCGCTATTTGATTGTAAAGCGATACAACTGGATTATTAGTGCTTGATGAAAACTGAATGTTTGGATAAATTTTTGTTGGAGACGTAAAAGTGCCATCAGTCCATCTAAATTCATTAGTAATAAACTGACCTGCATCTGCGTTACTTGTCACAGCAACACTAACAATTGTTATTGTTTGAGCGTCAGGGCAAGAAGTAGTCAAATCAATTACACTTGCAACAGAGCTGTCTTGAGTTACTGCTATTTCAACAGTATCAGTATTTACATCATTTTTATTAAAAGATAAAGTTCCACTATCATATACTGTTCCTGTAGTGTGAGCTACTCCATTATATGTGGCTGTTATGGTATAGCCAGTTGTTGAAGTGTCACTTTCTGAAACTATTTCATCAGAAACATTTTCAGTCACTACATTATCGTTTAATTCGCTAACTACTTCAGTAAATCCTCCTACTGGAATAATAAAATCTATGTCTACTATTCCTAATAAATCACCAACATTTACACAATAGGTAAAAGTAGTAGCTGGATTTATTGTAATGTTTTTTGTTGAATTACAGTCCATACATTCTACAACTGGTTGTGGCAATTGAACATTAGAGTGTAAAACATACTCATTCATATAAGGGTCAAACCCTCCTAATTTTTTAGTGTTAAATGTGTCAATAAAAAGGTCTCTAAACCATGAACGCATCCCCGCTTCTGATATAACCTGAAGCTGCTCATCCCTTCCAGCCATGCCTACTAGGTTTATTACAGCTCCTCTTTTAGCGTCAGTAAAATATTTATTAGGACCCCAAGCCGCAAAGCTCTCAGGATTATTACTAATACCATACTCTTCTATCCTGGCTATTTGTTTTCCTAATACTTCTGGAACTGCCGTAACAACACCCCCGCCAACAGCATCACTTAATAGGTTTACTCCAGCCAACACATAAGATATCTTGTCTTCTTGCAAAGTAAGTATATCTGTTTTTCTACCATACAATAGCTGAATAGGACCATAAGAGTCTTCTAATGGCTTAAAATTAAGAAGCCCTAAGTTGAACTCATTTAATTTATTTACGTTGGTCTCATCGTTATATACTCCACTATATGTTAAATCAGCAAATCTATTTGCTTCTTTATAATCCAAATTAGAAGTAGATGTTACTCTTTCTCCTATGTTTTTGGTTTTCCCTACAATTGAATCTAATATCTTATAACTTTCTACTCCGTTTCCAAATGAAAAACAATCAGAAAACTCTGTATCAATAATTGCTGGTAGGCTTGAGGTTTGTGTTTGTACATTTCCAGAATGCATCCCGTCTGTACTTATAGGAAAAGATAAATGGTTTTCATACCATACATTAGGAAGCGCATCTGTCGGTTGTGTTTCAAATACCACAATAGAATCAGCTCTATATACCTGTATATCTGCTGTAACTGTAGAGCGTCTTTTTGCTCTTGACAATGTACCTCCGCATCTTACAGTACCTGTAATTAATAACTCAAGCTTATTATTTGAAGTGTCACGGTAAAACTTGTAATAATTAGTTCCTTCCGAAGTAGATATATTTGTAGGTGAAGAAGCTAGGGCGGGCTCATAAACATTAGATATACTTCCTGTGTTTCCTCCGACTTCTGTTACCGCATCATTTAAGACCGCCTCTACATTATCTCCATTCCACCACTCCTGCATATTGTCGTATGTAGTAGAAGATACAAGCTCTACGTTTAGCTCACTAATTCTTCTTTCACACTTAGCATTTCCTTTACCAACTCCTAACCTTTCTTGTCTTATGGACATTACAATTCTACTACCAGCAGGTACATTATAATCTACATATGTAGTGCTAGGACTAACAGGGTCAAGATTCATTGGATATTGCAATATCGGATAATCTCCTCCATTGTTTTCAATTGCTGTATCAGAGCCCGGTGTTATTATATCATTAGCCTCTTTTACTGTAGAAAAATTATTTGGATTAATTTTCATATATGTTCCTGACGGAACAGCTGAACCATTTGATGGAGTAATAAAATCTGCTGACTTAGTTTCTTTTTCTAAAACAGTAGCTTCAACGCACCTCAGTATAGGCCCGTTGCTATCAGACTTGACAAAGTACCTATCTCCCTCTTCTACTTTATTAGCGTTCTCACCCTCAAGCAAAAAGTATGTTGCATTACTTCCAGGGTCTTCAAAATAAATGTTTGAGTAAATAGTATCGTATGTAGTCTCTGTTGGTTTTAATACAAACTTATATCTAGTTGCCCAACTTGGAGCTAGCTGTTGAGTTGGTATTGTAACCTGTAATTCGTTTTTGTTTATAGAGTTAGCGCAAGGCACTTGTATAGTATTGTTTGGACTTACAAGCGCTGTAGAAGCTCTATTGAAATTATCCATATATACTATACCAACCTCATAACCTCTATTACTGTGAAGACTTCTTGCCGTATCAGTGTTTCTGAAGTTAGCAGTTGCACTAATAACTTCATAAAACTCATAAGCATTATTAGCTCCATCTACATAATTCATAGAAACAATCTGTAAACCAACAGTATTGCTTGCGGGAGATGATATTATAGAAATAGGCTCTCCCGTGTTTGTTATACCACTTGCTGTTTTAGTGTATGTTCCGAGTGTTGAGGGGAGTGCACAATTAACCTGGTCAGTTAAGGTAGAGCCATTACATGCATTAGTAACAGTTTGTATATTTGCTATTGTTCCTATTTTCTCAATAAAATCTGTGCTAGTTGCTAGGGAATATGCATTAGGAAAATATGTAGGTAAAGTATAATCAAATACTATGTCAATATTAGTGGTTGTAGCCCCAGGAGTTGTTCCTGTAAACTGACTATGCACAAGTGTAAAGTCTAAAGTTATACTAGAGCCAGCCGTAAGCTCTAACGTAGTGCCATCTTGATTAGATAAATCAAAATATACTATAGAATTATTTATATTAGATGGCGTCGGACCAATAGAATAGTATCCTGGGCCAGTAGAATCTAATAAATCAGAAAGTGCTATAACCGTAGTGTTTAAACTAGCAAAGTACTCTAATCTTAAATCTTGATTAAACTTATCTTTTAAATTATACCCTTCTTTATAATTACCATAAACAAGTCTATTGCCCATAACCGTTTGAGCTTTAGCAAGTCTAGGCACATTATCGTATAGTCTTAATATTTCTGAATCGGGTAAAAGAGTAAATATTTTTCTATCATCAAAAGTATAAGTATAATTAGTATTGTCGGAATACCCCAAATTAGACTTGTCAAGAAACTCTATAACCTTAATATTATTAGTTGTAGATTCTTTAAATAAAAGCTCTACTCCTGTAACTAAAGAACCGCCTGTATTAAATGTAATAATAGCTGCGTTCTTGGTATTTTTCATACCTTCATTTAAATAACTATTGTAGCTAAAATTAAATGAGTTTGGTGTAAACGCCTCCTCACTAAATTGTGAAGTAGCAGAATATTGATTGTCATTATATCTATATCTATATCCAAAAGATATAAACCGCTCTTCCAGGAAATCATCTTGTTGTCCTTGAAGGTTAAGCGTTTGAATAGAAGGAGCTTCAATAGGTGGTCTTTTAATTACCAGTAGTGAGTCCGAAGTAAAACCATCAAAATATGATGGAGCTGTTCCAGGAGCTATATAGCTTCTGTTTATGTTAATGTATCTAGGTGGATTATAGTTATCTGTAAAAAACAATAAATCATCCACTAGATTTATTCCTGTAATTAAATTATAAGGACTAAAGTTTAATGTAGTATTTAAATTAGTGCCGTCATTTGCGCTAACAACATTATAAACAGTATTAGCGCTATTTGTATTGTAGGAAACTATTAAGTCTAATTTATTTGTAGGACTAGAAATAAATGCTGGGTCGTGCACAAACCAATAGATGGTTTCATTAGCTCCATCTTCAAAAGCTCCAATACATCTAGCATTGTTACTCAATTCAATACTGTCAAAAATTAATGTTGTAAGAATCGTGTTACCCTTAGAGTTCTCTACTGAGCCTACTTCTGACCCTTCTGTAGAGCCTAGCCTTACATTTAATGCATCAACATATTCACCGTTTGGTAAGAGCCTTTCATCAAGGCTTTTATTCATTCGGCCAGCTATAAAATTTCTTTGAATGTTTGCCATCTTATTTAATCCACTTATTCTGTCCTCGTAGATTCATTAATAATCTGCCGGGGTGAATATTGCTTAATCTAATTTTTGCGTTTCTAAGTAGAGCTGTCTTTCTTTTTCTGGCTCTATTAATAACATATTCTTGAACATTAAATTTACTATTTAAAATAGCATACTCAATGTAAGCATAAACATAATCTTCAAAAAGTTTGTTAACGGAAACTTGAGAGTCGTCTCCGCCTTCCATTCCGTCAGATATATATTCTAATATACAGTTTTCATTAAGCATTGTAGAATCAAAATTTATAACCCCTGCCTTTTTGTCTATTCTAAAAGTAGGATTTACATTTGCTGTTTCAGTATTTAAACCATAACGAGCTCCAATAGAATAATCTGAATAAAAATCAGAAGCATTATCATCTTCAACTTGGTCTACAGCATTGTTTTGGTTTAAATAAATACTATTTTGCTGACCATTTTTTCTTTCAGTGTCTAAAGTAGAGTCATCAGTTATTACCGTGCCATCGGCATTAAATGTTAACGTGCCTCCAGCTCCTTGCAAATAAGATTGAGCGGAGTTTACCTGAATATTCTCATTTAAAGGTCTAAGCCATCCGTCTTTGTACAATGAAATACGAATCCAGTTTATATAATCATTAGGCAATACAAAAGTAAGATTGTCATAAACTGTTAGCTCTAATGCTTTTACCTCCATAAATGCATCATAATTAAGCTCTTGAATACCACGCTTTGCATGAAACAATATTTTAAACCTTTCCTCGTTATTAACTAAAGAATGATTCCCAGAATACATTAACTGAAAATTGTTTACTATATCTTCCAAGCTTACATATTGATAAGACCCCCAATTTTTATTGGCGGGAGCCGCTCCTCCGTTTTCATAATACTGATATTGTGATAAATATGCCATTTTATTGTTCTTGGTTTTCTGATTGTTCTAAAGCTTGACCAAACTGTACGGTTGATATTTCTCTAATAGACATACCTGCGTATTGTAAAATTCTAGCAACTAAATTATTAACATCATCTGGAGGCAGCTCAAAATCTTGGTAGTCTGATTGAGACTGGTCAAATATAGGCTCCCCTCCTGTTAAAGACACATAGGTCCATTTAGGGTCTTTAGGGTATCTTATGTACTGAGATACTACTCTACCTATTTTGTTTACAGAATCAGGGTATAAAGTCAATATGCTACCCTCTTGAGTGTAAGCAGGAAAAGTAATATTAGGACTTGTAAGCATTGATTTAGTAAGCATAGTTATTTTATTATGACTTACTTGCTCTGCTTCATTTTTTAAATTAACTTTTTTGTAAATAGCATAAGAAACATTAGCTGTAATTAGAGATGCTACATTAACAACTAAAGTTGTTTGATTGGTTATTGATAAAACACTTAAATTGGTTACTACTGAGTTAGCTAAAACTACTGAAACTACGTCTCCAATTCCTACGCCATCCGTTTGAAATGTTGCAGTCGAATCTATTAATTCAGTATTACCTCCTCCAGTAGCTGTAGTAATTCCCGATGAAGTGACGGCACTGTATATTAAAACTTTATTTAATAGGTAATAATCTGAACCTGTGGTCGCCGGCGTAGGAACGACATATTCATTTAACACGCTTTGAGATAAACTAGCTGTAACTGAAAAAGTATCAATTACCTCTTCATATCCTTTTAATATATCTGCATATCCTGTGCCTGATACTCTACCATTTTCTTTATTTACCTGACTATTGTACCCTATAAAATATTCATCAAAAATATCTAGCTGCGCTTGTTTAGCAAACAGATTAAAGTCTGATGGAGATATGTAACCGTAATTATTCTTGTTAAGTATAGCAAGAACTGTATTTCTAACAGCGTTTATCATCGCTTTCTTTTTTACAAAGATAAGCAAAAAAAAAGAGGTCAATAAATTTTGACCTCTCTTGCTTTTATGTATTAACCTTTTACTCTTCCAATAGTTTTTCAAGCATTTTTAACGCTTCTATTCCATCGTCACTTTGTAAATATGAAGACACAATATACATAGGGTCTTCGCCAAAAGGAACAGTTAACATTTTCTTTTTGTTAGAAGAAGTGTTAAACCATACTTCTTTTTGTTTATTTCTAAAACTTAATAAACTTTTATCAAAAAATAATTGAATAGTAGACTGCAATTTAAGCATTGGGTCATTAATTATTTTCATAAACTCCTCTGGATTCTCTCTAACATAAATTAAAATGTCTCTTCTTAATTCTGCAGTAGTTACTTTAGAAGTATCTTTTCCTAATATAACCCTAGAAATACTTTCTAATTGGTCTAGCGATAAAGACTTAGCTTCAATTAAAGCATCAACTTCTAAGTTTAATAAATCCACCTCTTTTTGAGCGTCTTTTTCTTCATTTACTTCAGTATATTTTAAACCATTAAGTGGATGATAGTGTAAAAACTCTTGTAAAACTGGGTTTGATTTTGGAACTCTTAAAAAACCATCTAAAAAATCAACTGGTCTTCTGATTATGTTACCATCTTGTTCATCTTCAAAAGGAGACTTTTGATTAGAAGAATATCTTAAAACTCTATTTATCCCTTTTTCTTCATCAAACCACAATAGAGGTTGTCTTGCTGAACCGCTAGAAGGAAGTAAAAATGAGATTGGAGCATCGCCCCTAGTAAGTTTGTAGACTTTGTCTACGAATGTTTTATTTTTTTTCATTATATAAGATTTAATTAAATTTAAAAAAAAGGGAGGCGGTTAAACCTCCCTTAATAAATACTACTCTTGGAATAAGAAGAAGTTGTTTGCACCTAAAGTACATACAGCTCTCTCAGACAAAAAGTGAACTTCCATAGCGTCTAAGCTTGAAGTTGCAGCACCGCCAGCAGAACCTGTAATCCAAGTTTTGTAACGTCTGTCTTCAGTTTCAGAAGCTCTGTAACGAACGTGTAAGAATGGTCTCTTAGCGTTTTTACCTAAAATCTGGTCGTATACAGTAGTAGAACCAGCTGGTACTAATAGTCCGTTTACACGTCCTGAGTTAGCTCCAGTAGGAAGACCACCACGCATAGTTGGGTCATTTAAGTATTTCCAGTCAGACTTGTAAAAGTCATAACCTCTACGGAATCCAGTAAATCCAAGGTTTAATGCCATGTCTTTGTCATTGTCAAATAAACCATAAGATGTTCCACCAGCTCCATAAGAGTTTTGTGTAGCTAACATATCGTCAATGTCAAATCCAAAGTCTCTATCTACGAAAATAACATTTTCTTCAATAGAACCTTGCTTATCTAAACGAGAGATAATTGCATCAAAATCTGCAAGCGCAGCAGGATTTCCACCGCCCCATACATTTCCTCTGTTATTAACTACGTAGAAGATACCTTCAGAACCTTTGTTACCTACATCTCCACCTGCAGCGATTGCTCCACTACCAGCTTCAGCAGGCACGGCTTCAATCATTGCTGTTTCTAAGTAATCATCAAAACGTAGTCTTGTTTCATGCTCAGACTTAAGATACCATAAGTATCCACTAGCTCCATTTTCAGTAGTTATTTCTATCCACCCAATTTGCGCCATATCAGACCCGCTTACAGCGTATTTGTCTTTAATGATAATTGGTGAGTTAGAGAAGATAACGTCATCAGCTTCTAAAGAACCTGCCATTCCAACTGTTCCTTTTTTAAATTCAGAACCGTAAATAAATACAGTAAACTTATTAGCTGCTGCTGCATTAGTAAATCCTGCTGCTTCGTAAAAAGCTACATCAAAAGTACCGTTTGCTGTAGAAACAGCTGTAACAATTGCTTTATTGTTAGAGCCAGCTGCATTTTCAGTTATCATTACTGTTTGACCTACTCTGATAGCAATACTTCCAGTTCCTGGAATTAAAGCATCATTAACCGTAAATTGAGCAACTGTAACTGGTCCAGCTGCTGCTGTTGTACAGTCTACATATTTAGTGTGTAACCTTCCTTGTTCTGCCCATTTAATAAGGTCAGAGTTTGAAGGCATTTCAGCTCCTACTAAACGTAGAAACGATGCAACGGTACGATTACCGTATCTTTCGAATTCCTTTTCATAAGTATCAGGTAGATACTGATTTAAGAAATCGAAGTTATTTATATAATTTGTACTCAATGGTACTTGTTCTGCACTTGGTTGTAAAGCGAACCCTGGGGCCACTTGAACTGCTCCTGCCATAATAATTAATTTTTAAAATTTATTTTCGTTTAATACTTCTTATTTTTAAGCCTCGTCCCGAATCAGGGTTAACTGACTTAACTGTCATTCCTCCTTTATTAGTTATTTCTGGTGCTCTGCGCTCACTCATATTTATGTTTTTAGTTTTACGCATTACATCTTCCGTAGCTTCAGACTTGCCTTGTTCATAAAAGAAATTGGCAAATTTGTCAGGATTCATTGCTAGTGATAAAGCTCTGTGATATCCAACAGCATCATTAATTAAACCCTTATCATCCAAGTACTTATTTACAAAGTTCAAGGGTGTTTCTTGGTTTTTTTTAATTGTCTGTACATCACTAGGAGAAAAGGTTACTGTTTTGTCGTCAAGCACGAAATCAAAACCTTTGAAATCATCAGTAAAAACTTTATCGGATTCTTTTATAAACCAATTTCGTTTTGTCTCACTTTCCTCTTGTTGAGTTTTAGCAGATTCTAAATATTGCCTATACTGTAAAATTTCTTCATTGTTACTTTCAGAATTAACATCCGGTCTTGACTCAAGTGGATGCTTGTATAATTCTTTCTGCTCATTAAAGAATTTTTTAGCTTTGGCAATAGTTCTTTTTTTTGCTAGTTTTGTTTTTTTAATTACAGCCTCATCATCTAGTTCCTCATCATAAGAATAATCCTCCATTAAGGAATCAATATCTTCAGGGTCTAAACCTTCACCTTCTGTAATTGTTAAATACTCTCTTAGCAAATTATCAGGATTCATAGAACTGAAGTCTTTTTGTAATTTTACATAGTCTTCAATACCTCTTCCTGTTTCTTTTTTATACTTAAAGTAGGCCGCAACATCGTCAGGAAGTTTTTCCGTTTCCTCTCTTGCTGCATTTAATTCATCTAATGAATTAATTTCCCTACCATATCTTTTTCCAATATATGAAAGAACGTCTTCTTCTTTTAAGTCATAAGGCTGCTCTGCAACCTCCTCAACAGAAGCTTCTTCTTTATCATTTTCCTTTACGGAAGAATCTTCTTTATCTTTTTCTTCAGTAAAATCCATTTTTACTTGAGGAGTTTTTTCTGCTTGATTATCGTCCTCAATTAATTTTTCTTCATGTTTGTCAAGAAGTTCTTTTTCAACTTCTTGCATTGACTTTTCTTCTACAGACTCTACTGCTCTTACTTTTATTTCCATTTGATTTGATTTAAAATTTAGTTAAAATATTACGGTCATTATCGAGGTGAAAACTCTGATAAATCAAAGCCATCAAGGCTATCTTCATTAGACTCAAAACTCTGAGGAGGTAAATTATTTTTACGCTGTGTTATTAATTTAGACTGCTCAGTATTTTGCTGACTAATTCTATCGCTTTTTGCTTTTTCTCTTTGCTCTTCTCTTTGAGACAAGGCATTTTCATCAATCCCTCTAATCTGCATATTATAAGTAAATTCTTGTTGCATTAATTGAGATTTAAGCTGTGCCTCCGCTTTTTGCTTTTCTATTTCAAAAGCTATCTCAGCTTGTTTTACTTTCATCTTAGATTGAGTCTCTAGTTCTATTTTCTGGATAGATACTTGAGCAGCCATTTCTTGAGATTTAAGCTGTTGCTGTGCCGCAATAGCCTGCTTCTGCATAGCCATTTTTTCATCACGCTCTTGCTTAGCAACTCTTTTAACTTTTAATAATTGATTGGCTAGTTTAAGATTTCTAATTTCACGAATATCAATAGCATCTTCTAGATTAATATCACCCTTAGATAATGCCATTTGAATATTTTGTTCGAGCATTGCTTTTTGTTCTTCATCTGGAGATAATTCTATAAAAACACCAAAGTCATAAATGTATAAATCAGATATTTCTCCTAATATACTTACATTATACTTTCCTATTTTATTTATAAAATCCTCCTTAAAATCTGCATACTCCAAAATATCAGCCACCCTATAGGTTAAGGCCTCGGCCAAAGTACGATATATGTAAAGACTTCCGTCTAATATATGACGGGTAGCTGTATTTGAATTTAATGCTGCTAATTTTTGAACACCCACTAAAGCATCTGTAGATGGCGTTGAACCATCCCTAGCTTCATTTAAGCCAGTTACAGAGCGTATCATCCCTAAGTAATGGTTATAGTTAGATATAAGCATTTGTGTCTTAGAAGCTCCTGAACTGCTTGTAAGCTGTTGTATTGGTATTTTGCCTTGATTGTATTCTCCTTCTTGAGTATAGCTTCTACCTACAACACTACCAGTTTGAAAGTATAATCGTAAAGCATCCGAAGGGTCGTACGCTGCACCTGTTCCTAGGTCAACTTCATTAATACCATCAGCGTCAATATAAACTCCGTCGGGCACAGTTCTAGCTATAACCTGTTGTAATTTTAAATGAGTTATTTGTATTAAATCAGCAAAAGGAATCATGCGTCTAACTAAAGACTCAATTACACCTTTATACATTCTAGGAGCCGCAGCTACATAATTAGGAATAGCATGTTGAGAAGATGATTTTGGACGCACCATATTTTCTTCAAGCTTCCACTTTAAAAGAATATTAGTTCCCATAACCATTACACCTTCATACCAAACGTCAATAGTTTTTTCTATTTTTTCAAACCTTCCTTCTTCCATCATTTCTTGTGGAGGATTAAAGGAGTCATCTTTTTCTATTATTTTAGAGCCGCCGCCTTCAAGTATTTTTTTCTTATAAACTATCTTTTGTGTAGTTTTATAATTAAAATACATTAGAGTGCAAGTATCTCTATAAAAAATATCATTCTCATAAAACTGAGATACATTATAATAATCATACCAGCTCTGGCTGTATTTAGATATTTCTTCTAAGTCTTCACGAGTAAGACTAGGGTCTATTTTTAATAGCTCTCCAATGGGTAATGTTTTAATTTCTCCCCAGTAAAAACAATCTTTAAAATGAGGGTCTTCAGTATAACTATATACAACATTAGCCGGGTCTACATAAGATATTTGGACTCCAGCTCCAGGCAAAAACTCATGCTTGGCAACAGACATTCCTATAACCGTAGCATCATAATCTAATTGCTTACGAATATCATTATAATGATTTTCTGAAAACATTGTATCTATAGCCTCTTCCTCTGCAATCTCAATTGCAGGTTTATAGTTAAGGTTCATGTAAAGAGATAATTCCTCGTCAGAAGACGGAAGGTCGTCAGGGTCCATTGTAAATGGGTCTACTCCTGTTTGCTCCTGTATATTAGTTAAGATATCTTTAGCGGCCATCTGCCCCTCTATCATGTCCTGGTACTTACTTCTTTTAGCTTGAGACAGAGCATCCTGAGCGTAGGCCTTTACCTTAAAATCTCGGCCCTGCATACCATTAACAACAATATCCACAAATTTTGGTAAAATAGGAACTGGAGTCCAATCTAAATTTAGATAAGACAAGTCTCCATCAATTGCTAATTCTGTTTTATATTTCGCTACAGACTGTTCGCCTCTAGCGTATAATCGTAGCCTGTGAAAATCTCGCCATTGATTATAATATCTACACTGGTTTCCATCTTTTTTAAACCATTCGTACTGAATAGCCTGTCCTATCTGTAAACCAAATTCATCCGTAGCTTTTTCAGCATCTGAAACAAATTGACTTGGAAAGCCTGTAGATGCAATGTCTATTGTAACATCCTTCATCTATCTAATTAATTCACTTAAATTACCTTTATTAGTATACCTTGCAAAGTTAAGGTTTATTTTTGATTGTTTTTGCTCTACTTGATACATGTGCTTTTGTGTGGCCATGATGGCTAAACCAGAACTAATACTTGCATCAAATTTAGTTCTATTATTTATGTCAAACCTAGACCAGTCTTCTAGTGTTCTGGCAAACAACATGTTACCCATCTCGTCTTTGCTTCTAAATGTACCATCTAAATCTAGACCTACGTTTTTTTCAATGTAAGATTCTATAGCAGCTGCATGAGCTTGCTTTATGTCTTCGGAACTGTTAGGTATACCTCCAAGTTCTTTTTCTGTTTTAGATAACTTTGATTTATGTTTATCCGGTCTATTCATTGAAAAATGTCTATAACCTCTATTTTTGAAATGATATAAAAGTCTAGGCTTATTATTTTCAACAAGTATAGGCATACCATAAAATATACAAGCCATTAAAACTTCCTCGAAAAATATCTCTGCCGTTTGAGGTCTGGCAATATACTGTAAGAAAAATTCATTAGCAGGAGCTTCCTCCATACTAAATTTAGTTATTCCGTGTAGCGCTCCGTTAGAGCCACCGCCTCCTACAGTACCAGATATATCATAAGAGTCACATCCAAACGCTCCTATGTGCTCGTTCCCAGGATAATTTAATCCGTTCTTTTTTATAACTCTATTCTGCAAGTTTTTAGAAGGAAACCATCCTATTAAAAATCTTCCTTTTTTTTCAGGACTAAAAATTACCTTAGTATCTTTAATTCCATTTTCCCAGTAAAAATGTCCTCTAGTTAAATGATGCTCCATTATAAGCGAATCATTATAATCTATTTGCTGGTATATTTTTGTTAAATTAAACAAAGAAGACTTACTCTCATCTCTAAATGCATGAGATTCACTTCGAGGGAACTGACGGTAAAATTCGTTAAGAGCATCAGCATCGTTCTTTAAGGATTCTACCTCTGCTTCCCAATAATCAATAGCTCCGTTAGTAATCCATTCAGAGTCAATTCCTTTTACTTTTTCTTTAGGAGCTCTAAGAACAGGGTGACCGTACACATCTATAAATCCTTCCATATTTAATTCCATAGGAACAAACAAAGAATACATTCCACTTTTAGTTTGACCGTTCGCATTACGAGATTTTAAATTAGAATCTTCATAAAGTTTTTTAAAATTACTACCTCCTTTATCTAAAGCATTTGATGTAGAGCCCATCATACACTTCCCTATAATTTTACTTCCCAACCTTAAACAGGTTTTAGTAACCCTCCAATTGTTTAATATATTGTTAGGCTTAATCCATTTACCAGATTCATCATGTACTAATAAAAGTAATTTTTCTCCATCATAAGAGTTATCATCTGTGTTTTTCCAGTCAATAGTAGTGTCTAATCCTGTCAACTCCTCGTTAACAGATTCATACATATTTTTTTTAGTAATCTTAGAAGCGGGTACTCTAAATGCTAATTCTGTTTTAGGCTTATCCATACCATCTTGAATGGGCTTAAAGAAAAAAGGAAGTCTATTAGATATAGGAACAACCTTATCTGTAAACATTTTTTTAGAATCAGAACCAGTCTTTGATAGAATTCCCACCCTTGCATCTTTTGCCAGTGTCCCTGTATTGACACATTCCGAAGAACCCATAAATGAAAATCCAGAACGTCTTATTTTTAAATAAACCATTCCAAAACTTCTTTTGTCAGCTTTACAAGCTTCCCAAAATATAAAAAACAACCTATTAGCTTCTCTAAAGTCGGGATATCCTATATCAATTGTTGACCACTGTAGATACATATAATGAGAGCCAGTGATATATGTAGGTTCACCATTATTCATAAACCAATATCCCTCGTCTCTATTATCAAACTCCCTTTCTATATAATCTACCCATTTGGATTTAAAAGCAGAAGGCATTTCGTTCCATTGAAATATAGAGTGTATCTTAAAAAGGTCTTTTGATATTTCAGTGCGCTCCCAGTACTGCTCTTCTTTTTTGTTTGACCGAGCATTAGTGTTTTTAGGCGCAACAGGAAGTCCTATATAAAGACCAGAGATTTTTATTATATCTCCAACTTGACCGTTTTTTGAAATAACAACAAAGTCATATTTTTCATTATATCCGTAATTCCAGGTTTTAGCTCTATTCTTATTAGACAAAACTCCTTTAGGAACATAATCCTTTACAACTTTATATATACTATCTTGAGCGTCTTTCTGCAAATCCTTGTTTTGTTTCTACCTTAGAATCAGTATTGTTTAATAAATTTATACCCTCTTGTTCTTGCTCTATTTTATTTAGTATATCAAAAGCATCAAAAATAGCAAGCTTCTTTGTAGCAGCTGCATTTTTTAACCTATCCGCCGCAAGCTCATCTTCTGGAGAGTGTTTTATAATATCTTCCTTTGCAACTTTTATAAGCTCTTTAACAGCCTTTCTGCCTGCTTCAATTATTTGTTTCTTTAGTTCTTCTGAGCTCATTTTCTTTTGTTAGTTTTAAAGCATAATCTAAATGATGTTTTTCCCAATGCATCCTGTAGTCATATCCTCCAGGGAATGTTTTATCACACTGGCTGCATTTAATCATATTTCTCACAAAACCATAGTAACATGATGGTCAAACATTCTATAAAGTTTTTCTCCTTCTACATTAAATTCATACTCAGTGTCAGGCTTAAAGGTAACTAAATCTCCTTCTTTGAGGCCTTTGCTTAATAGTTTTTTATTTATATACCTTATCTTACCCATAAGAGGTTCTTCAGCGAATGGCTTGTGTATATAAGTTTTAATAGCAGGTATAGGTTTTATAAAACAATATTTATTATGACATATCCACTCGTTTTTCTTTTTGTACATAAAAAACTGAGTATCATCTATAAAAAATAAATCATCTTTAAAATAACTTTTACCACTTTGTTGACGACCCCTCATGTCGTTATAAAATTTAAAAACATTATGATGAACAAGTAATGTGTCTCCAGGCTCAATCTCTCCGGCATAACCTAAAGGGGTTGATACGACTATACCTTGACGGTTTGATGCTTCGTGATTCTCCTCGGAGGTACTTGTTATAAAGTCTATACCACCTATTTCTTTAGAGTTGTTATATCGTTTACCTTTTATGGGCTTTACAATAAAAAAAAATGGTGACCTCATGAACCACAACCTTCACAGTCTATGCTAGAATCTGTAGGTTTAACTCCATTTAGTTTCATTTCAATGCTATGTATTTCGTCTTGTATCTCTAATTGCTCCATCCAGTCATTTGTATTTTTTTTCTTTTCTTGTAATATGTTGAATTTATCTAATAAATCTTCTGTGCTCATTTATTTTTAAAAGTTTATGTTATATTCTATAGAAATAGGCATCATTGTGTTAAATTCTTTCCACATAAATATCTCATTATCCTTTTCAATCCAGACGATAAATCCTCCGGTATCTTTGTTTTGATTTATAAGATGAATTTTGTGTGAGCCTCCTAGTATGTCTTGACCCACTAAGTAGTGCATTGCACCTGACTTATAATCAGGTCCAATAGAAATTTTACGAATATTCATTATATTAGAATTAATTAATACAAATATAAGAATTATTTGCCTGGAAATTTTACGCCTATCTTATCTGCAGTTCTCGCTCCGAAGTATCCACAAAGAACCCATGTAACAAGACTGGCAGTATCTTCAGTGTCTAAACCCATAAACCATCCTCCTACATAAGCCAGAACTAATACCGCTAATGTTAAAGGCCTAATATTACGAGCAAGCCAACTTTGACTTCTAGAGTCGGAGACCCAACGCCTAGTTACTCCATCTATTTCTGCACGCTCTAGCTTTAATTTTTCAAGAGCTATTGATTTATCAGCTTCTGAGAGCTGACTATTACCAGATATAAGTTCCGATATAACATTTCCTGGAAGAATGGCATCTCCTACAATTCCAAGTATGGAAGGAGCTTTTTCAATAAGAAACTTACCTACGCCCGTTTCTTTAAAAGGTTTTTTAGGTTTACTCATATCTGCCTGTATGAGGTTCTACCATTTATTTTTTCAGCGCGCAAACATCTTGTTCTGTTTTCTTCTTGTGAAACATAACTTACATGTATCCACGCTGGATTTTTATTATCTCCAAACTCCCATATAAGCTGGTCGAAGTTTAGATTATCTTTTATGTAATTAAACATTTCAGCGTTTGTCTTATGTCCGAAGGTATCGTCTAGGTCAATCGCTCGGCCTTGACAGTGCTGGCTGGAAGAGCTTCCGCCAATAGCTCGATTTAAATCTTCAGACCTGAACATGCTATTAATTTTTATAGGTCCGCCTACGTATTCTCTAAGAGGCTCAAAGACATGAGTAGCAATACCAACCATATTAGAGGTTTCGTAATCATTTGGAATATTACTTATATTTAAACGTAAAGCTGTGTTGGAGCGTATAGCTTCCTTGTGGGTAATATGTTTACTTATTCTTTCCATACATTAAGTACCATTTGTGAATTGTGTAACCAATTGATACTAAAAGTAATAAAATTTTTAAAATTACATCTATATGCGTCATAGAAATTCCTAAGACTAAACTATTTATTCCCAATATTTTCATATCGTTAATTGACATTGCTGTTTGGTTTAACTATGTGGTATACCACCTTTATATCTAAAAGAGCGCTATTTGTTTGTACGTATTCCATCAGATTGAATCCCAAGTTTGGTTTTCTTCATTCCATTTATACAATTCTCCATCTGTTGGATAAGGTGTCGGGGGTTGCCAATCGTAATTTAAGTCTAGTGTCCAACTTGCAAAAGGTTGCGGCATAATAAAAACATCATTTGTTTCATCGTAAGTATATCCAACACCCGCATATTGTTTTCTTATGTTTCCATTGTAAGAAGTTTGAATCCAAGTTGCATTTCCAAATAATGAATTTAAAAATACCTTTCCTTTGTATTCGCTTTCAGTATTATCAGCATTTAAAATAACATCATTATTTACAACAAGTACTTGGATTACTTCATTGTTTTCATTAAGTTTTGCAAAATGTGCCATAATTTAAATTTTAGCATGTATATAAGAACCGCTTCCTGTAAATGTTATAATGGTAAAACTTCCGTCAATTGTAACAGTAGGTGCGCCAGTAACATTACCTGAATAATTGCTTGTTGAAATTCTTAATATTACTACACCTGAA